TCAGAAACGCTCTCACTAGCAAGCCCAGTCGCACACGGCTTGGGATCTGCTTCCGTTTTAAATAGTTCAGCACTAACAATGTATCTAGCGTCTGAGGCCTGTTCAAGTTTCGTTGCCACTCTTCCATCTGGGTAATCCTTCCACCATTTTTCCAGTCGGCTCTCGACTGTTTCATAATCTTGTAAGTTAAATGCCATCGCTATTTCCAATCGTCGGAGTCGTCTTGCATGGCGTCTGTAATGCTTTTAGCAATTGCAAGGTAGGCAATGGCGTCTTCGTAATTGTCAAGGTGCGCAGCATCTTCAGCTTGCCTGCTGATCTTGACCAGTGCCATACAAACTGCAACCTCGTTTGGCTGGATTGGATAACCCAAATATGCACTCCAGAGTTCGGCAATCCTCTTGTGGTTTGTAATAGGATGCCCATAGTTGAGACCTCGCGCATGAATAGTTTTGACGACATTATCTAGTAGCTGTTCAGTTGTTGTCGGCATTAGTTATGCTATCTGTGATCCTGCGGTGCATTTCAAAGCCGTCTTTACGGCCTTTCCAGTACCCAGCCTGGAACGCATTATCTTTGATGGTTGAATAAACGCCCCAAAGAATAAAATAACCTAATACGGAGTAAAGAACAATCCAGGGTGCCGTTGTCTCAATCATGCGTTCACCAGTGTCTTGCGTAGGTGGCATGGACTAGCGTAGTTAGTTAGCATTACCCAGTCGCCCGTATTCTCGTCGCTGTGTATAGCGTAGTTTTTACCTAAGCCAGCTATAAAGCCCTCTGCCATTTTTAAAGCAGCGTAGTTATCAAACCAGTACGCGTATTGCCAGGTAAATAATGGGTTTGGTTCAAAACGATCAGCTTGTTTTTGCCAGTCGTTGTTTTGCCATTCCATTGAATTGATCCATAGCTGTTCAAAATCAGCAGCCTTTAGGTCTATTTGTATCTTCATGTGTAGCCCTACTTCCTGCGCCAGTCGGTCTGGCACGAGAGAAGTATTGCATCTGTGTACGACTTTGTGGATAGTTTTGGGGCGTATTTGTATAACGATTTGGTAACGATTTACCCGTAATACCTGCCCAGTGCGGTAAATGAGCCATCCTTCGGATCGATAGGCACTAACGTAGGTGTTAGCGTCTTACCTGCGGCTTCTAGTATAACATAGCCATTTTGCCAATTCGCGCTGTTATAGCGAATATAGCCCGCTTTCTTACGATCCATTAGGTTCCCAGCCTCTACCCCATACAAGGCCCTGTGGTGGCCGTTTACGCCCTCTGTGTAGGCAGACATGCCCAGCCTGTGCGAATGTCCAGCCAAAACTGATTTACCAAACTTTTTAGCCAGGTTTAAAGCTGTGATACCTGCGTGCTGGCTCATACTTCCCTCATCACCGTGGCAAAGTACCCAATCAGGGTGAAACTCATAGGCCTTGCGATGGTAGGTCATGCCCATGTCGGCAAAGCCCATGAAGGCTGGGTATTGCAGTTCTGGAAGGTTTATTAACCCAGGGACTTTTAGAAGAGTGTTGTATAGGCGATCAGTATGATTGCTGCGGATAATATGCATTTCTGGGCTGTACTCACCGATATCCCAAAGGATCTGCTTACATAGCTCACGATCAGCGTGTAGGTCCTCACTATAAGCCAGAGGTGTGCCTTCACTCCATTTACTAATTGACTGGAAATCAATCTCATCGCCGACCACCAATACCGAGTCGAACTTCTCTCGCCTGGCCAGTTTGATTATATTCTTTACCGCAGAGTCTAGCTGGTACGGTACCTGTAAATCTGAGATTACAAGCCAACGCTTAATCTTCACCCTCTTCAGTAGGATCGATACTAGGTATGATGCCGCCATCGCCTATTACCCAGTCGGGCATGGTTGCCCTATCTGATACAAAGTACAGCGCACAACTCTCGCTAAATCCTGCCTTGCGTGCTGCCTTGTAGATCTCGTTCATAGCAATATAGTGTTGATCTATTTTAGACAACGGCTCAGGGGATTTACGTACTATGCGTTTATTAACTTTCTTACGCCTACGTCTGGTGTCAGCCACGTCACAATTGTCGCTTACTCATTAGAGAATATAGGTCATCAACACGCTGTTCTAATCGAGTTAATTGATCTTTCATACTCTGGCCACCATTGGGCCTCAATTCGTTAAGCCAGCCTTTAATAAGAAAGCGCAGACCCACTAATAAACTTGTTAGCACGGCGCACACGCCAGCCCCAAAGCCAGCCCATTCTGCTGGACTCATTTCGCATCGATGCCATAATCAACTTCTTTACCAGAAGAAGGATCTACAGCTTTAATTAGAGGTGCTACAACGGCACCCAATAATGTGGCATAGGCAGGGTGTATATCAGCAGCAATAGCCAGAACCACGGTTATACCGCTAGCTGCTACAGCCCTTAAATAAGACTTAATTGCTGCCTTGTGTTTCTTTGTTAGTTTCATAACTTGCCTCCCAGTAGTGGTATATCAAACGGCTTAGAGTCTTTATCGCCTAACTTTGTAAAACTAATATGTATGTGCTTTGTGTGTTTGTTGTAACCCTTGTACTTGCGCCATTTAAAATTGAGTATTTTGCTAGCAATCATGCCGTTGTGGATCACGTAAGAAATGCGTTTATCGGTCTTGCCGCATATTCTGATCTGGTCAGCCAAATATACTGAGATCCCTTCGGATGTATCCAAGCGAGAATCAACATCAATGGCTCGTACACACCCACCTGCGTCTGGATTATGATCCGATTTTCTGGTGGCATGACGAGCATCGCCCAACCATCCGCAATTGGTAGTGCGACGATCTGGGTACCAGGTATCAATCTGATCTCGTAGCTGTACACCGCTTGCACATAGCCATGGTTTCATTTGCCACACTTCCTCAAGATTGTGCTATAAACCTAAAGCCCTTAAATCATCGGTAGTCAAACCAAGTGCGGCTAACTTGCCTTCGGCTGTTGCCTTAGCTTGCGCCTTTGCTTCGGCTTCGGCTTGACGTATAGCATTTTCTGCTTGGTCTGCTTGATATTGAGCAAATTCGGCATCATTCATTTCTCTGTCAATAACTTCATTTGTTTCGGTATTGTGTATTCTTATTATTGGTTTAGCCATATTAGTTTGCTCCATATATATTGATTGTTCCACCAGTAAATGATCCTGAACTAGGAAGAAAAGTAAAACTAGAAATTACAGATGTTCCACCATAATATCCAGCACCATTTGAAACTCCAACGGCTTGAACCACTGCTGAAAACCAAAACGGTTTAATTCCTGTTGAGTTAGCGGCATCAATGAAAATAAAATGTTCGCTAGCAACTCCACCAGAGGCACCAGTTGTTGTAACAGCGGTCCAAGCATTCGTATCACCATCACCAGTTGCTGCGTAATAATTTGAACCTGTATCACCATTCATTCTGAATCTAAAATTTGCAGCAGTATTTGCTGTTGCGCTATCAATATGAACAAACAAATAATTGTAACCTGATAGTGATGATATTGTAGTTGAGGAACCACTTAAAGAGGTTCCACCAGTATTTATTAAAGTGTAACTTTTTGTTCCTGCAGTAGCAGTAGCCCAACTTGGCACTCCACCTGCAACAGTTAAAACTTGACCAGTTGTTCCAATACCAAGGCGTGCTGGAGTAGATCCGCTAGAAGAATAAATTGTGTCGCCTGTAGTAGTCATTGGGTTGGTCATGCCAGTAGTATCTAAATTAGCCCAAGCACTACCAGTGTAATATGTAGTTACATTTGTATCTTTAAGATAAGCAAAGTTGCCTTCTTGTGGTGATGTAACTGCGGCATCTCTAGCTGCGGCACTGGCGAATACCCAGACACCTTGCATTAAATAACCATCTACATCGGCTGCGGTTAATACCTCGCCTGTAACGAAGTCCTTAAAACCTAATCCTGCTGCCATCTTTACTCCTTAATAACTGAGGACATTATAGTCTAAAGTGCCATAAATCGTATCATTTAGGATAAATGCGTCGATAACGGGTTCTAGTGTTGTGAAGGTAGTACGCCAACTATTCGGTGTTATATTCATACGTACACCGAAAATCTGAAGTGTTTTTTCTAGGGTAGATCCGCCAGGTTGCGTGGTGATTACCTTTATCGGATCGAAGAAGTCTAGGTCTAGGGCTGCAATGATGCCTGTATTGTAATTAGCCGTGTATAGGTCAAGGACTATCGAGTCCACTCTGATACTGGTTTCTGCTCGGCTAGCGACATAAGCCTGGGCATAATCAAGTGCTACCGCATCGCTCTGCATCAATAGGTTGTCTAAGAAGTAGCTGTGTAGGAAGTACTTATCAATGCTTGCTTGATTTAGGGCTACCTGGGGACTACCGCCTGATCTCGTAATTGTGGCTTTATTAAATATAAGTACATCGTTAAGAATCCAACTGGCATCAAAGTAAACAATACCCGTGCCGTTATCAGCAAAGATTGTGGGCGTACCGCCAATAGAACCAGCTGTTACATTTCTGTCTTGGAATACAAAGGAGCCAGCAGCGTCTACGTATAAAGCCCCATACTCTGACGTGGCTACGGTAGTCAAGGCGGCTAAGGCTGTGCGGTTGGTACCAGGGTCTGCCTGCATAGTGGTAAGCCCAGCATCTACGTCACGCATAGAACTAGGCCAGTCAATTTCATCTAATATCTGATTAATACGAGTGCCGCTTAAATTGCCAGCGCTCGCACCTGCCACCGTACTGATCTGCGCTACCTGGGCCAATCTGAACGCATCCACTGCCTGGATAGTGGTGATGGCTACCGTGTCATCGGATTCGCCAGGGTAGGTAGTCACATAGCTTGTAATAAACCCTGAGAATATAGGATAAATAACATTCCCATAAGTAGCAGTAATCTGCACCTTCTTCATGGGTGTTAATAAATTATAATACGGTCCGCTGACGTTCTGGGGATTGAAGTCGCCATTTTGATCGACAATACGTAAAGTCAGTGCGCCTGTTTGGAATTGATCGGATAGGGCAGTGCGGCCTCGGTTAGTTTCTATGCGGTTAATTTGATTTGATACATCTACGATTACTGCTGCCGAATCTGCTAATACGTTTGTGTCTAATATACCTGTACCCAATATAAGGGCCTGGGCAAAACTAGGCCCCGTGCTGAAGTTAATTACTGCATTAATTACAGGTACGGTCATACTAAGAATCCAGCAGGTACTGTGGAATAACCAGACCTGGTTGCCACCTGTATGCTTTCTGCTATTGCCTGACTTAGTTTATCGCTGCCACCATCTATAGTAAGTCTAATATCCATAGGCCCTTGTGATGATGCACGTTGAGCGTTATTTTGGTTTAAAAATTGATTTATGCGTGAGTTCAATTCTTGAGTGGATTCCAATGCCACCTTGTTTTCAAATGCAGCTATTTTATCGTTAGTAGCTTGGGCTGTAGATAATGCATTAGAATAGGTCGGGGCCGCCCCTGCCTTTGATGTTGTTACTCCACCTAGTGAGGCTATAAACGATGCTATTTGAGCGTTAAGGGCTCGTACCATTTCCAGCGCTGTGCTTTGTAAGTAATCATCTATCTTAGTGTTTAATGTTTTAACTTTGAATAATGCAAAGTCCTCTAAAGACATACCTGCTAGCCGAGCCTGTTCGGCAAGTTTTCTTAATGCCTCTGATGCTTCTAGTTCGGCTAATAGTTTCTTAGCCATAGCCTCGTTATTGTCTAGGATTGCTAGTTGTGCCTTCAGGCGTAATTTAGTTTCTTCATCGGTTGCTTGATTAAGAGCAGTAGTTAGGCCTATGCGTTCTAGGTCAAACTTCTTCTTTAATTCTTCTACGTTCTTATTCTCAATAGCGTTCTTCTTTGTAATTATATTATATTCTTCTTTACGTGCTTTAAGAAGTGCTTGAGAAGTACGCAGGTCTGGTATGCCTGAATAACCACCTACGTTTGGTTTACCAGGAGCATTACTCTTACCTATATCGTAACCAATTAAGGCTAACGCCCCACCGATAATTAGTTTTTTAGATCCAAATACAAGGAAGGCTAAAGCGCCTAACAGTTTACCTACATCGCTATCTGCAAACTTTTTAACTTCGCCTACTAATAAACCTAAGCCTCGAACTGTATCGGCAATAGCCAGAGCAAACTGATTCATAGAGTCTGTTGCTTCATCTATTGAATTATCTTTAGCCAGAGCGCTTAAAGCATCTATTAAACCTTTACCTATAATCTCTGTAGCATCAGCAGCAGCTACTTTTAGGCTATCCATTTTGCCAGCGTAAGTATCTAATCTGGCTAAAGCCTGGCCTGCAAATCTTTTTTCCAGTGCGGCCATGATTTTATTCATGTCACCAGTGGCAATTATATTGGCATCTATACCAGTGTTTAATCCTTTAATAGCCTTTGTTTGCCCTCGGACTCCAGCTGCTATTGCGCTAATTACCGTTTCTAAACTAGCGCCTGTACCAGCACTAACATTTAGTGCAGTTTCTAAAGCCTGTTGACTAAGAGTGACCGAGCCAGTGGCGTTGAGTAAAGTCTGAAAGGCTGGTCGTAACTGATCATCTAATACCTTGTATAAATTCTGTAGGCCTGCAATATAGGTTTCTACTTCGGTTACCCTGAATGCATTGCCTGTGTTTTGTAACTGAACGGCTAACGATTTAGCGGCCTTCTCATCGGCTGCAAAAGCATTCACAGCCTTTTTGCCAAAGGCAACTAATGCTGTCGTAGCAAAAACACGATTAAAAGTCTTGCCTAATTTTTGTGTTTGTTTATCAAAAGCAGATATATCTTTCTGACCTTTTTTAAGAGCCTTACCGTTCCAGGTGGCCGCCGCTGCGACGAATATATTGGCCATTACGCAGCCTTTTTAATTGCTGTTTTGCGTGTGAACTCCACGGCTGTATTGTCTATCGCTTTTAATATAGCTTCATAAACTTTGGTGCTATCTTCGGCCCAAGCCTTGTAAACTAAACGACCCTGCATTTTTCTTCCACCACGGCCAAGTTGCCCAGGTACTCTTTTAGGCTTTGTAACTGGAACCAATTGTGCAATAAATTGTTGGCTGGCAAATGGATTATTAGATTCATAATCTTCTAATGATTTACTTTTAGCAGATTTTCTTACATACGTGCCACTACCTTCATGCTTAAATGTAAATGGTGCTCGCCCTTGTGGGTTTAATCTTCCTGCGGTTTCATAAATAGAGCCGCCCCTGCTAACGTTGTAAACATATTGGCTTACTTGCCAGCCGTTTTTCAAAACTTTATTTTTGCCAGGATTATAACCAATACCTGCTTTAGCCACGCCGCTATCAAACTTGGGGAATGGTTTATCAACATTAGAAGATAATGGTTTAGACCATCCTGATAACACCTGGCTATTTGATGGCACATAACTTCTAGCTTTATCCGCAACCTGCCTCATCAACGGGTCTATTGCACTGCTAACTCTTATTCTCAGGTCTTCATCAATAAAACTTAAACCATTTATGACATCTTTAACGCCTACGACCTCGACTGGCATTTTTGATCTCCTTGGCTCTATCGCTTAGTACCTGCACGATTGCTCGCAGCATTTCTGGGTCCATGTTAATGAACTCATTAGGCGCAATTCCAAGTTCTACAGACAGGCTGGCTATCGTGTAGAGCGTAGAATCACGCTGAACTATTTTTTTTCGTCGTCTAATACCTCGACAGTTTCTA